AGCGAGACTATTTTTAAGAACTCGCCATCCCGAAAGACTGTGCCTTCTGGCAAATTGTACCCCGATGTTGGCAAATTTAATAGCCGTAACCCGTCTAGTTGCAAGGCAGCATTGGAGTCGCTTTGCGTAAAGTAAAGCCTTAATGCCCCAATTAACTGCGCCATGTGCTGTTGGTCGTATTCGACTGGAGCCAGAGGTAAAGCTGGCGCACGGAACCGTTGCATTCCCATTATCTACGCCCATCAGGTCTGCCATCCAATCTAGGACTACCTAACTGCCATTGAACATTTAAGTCAGAAGATTGAATCTGAATAGCCATCTGTCTAGCCCTAGCCCGCATAAAGATCTGCTCGGTGTATATATCTACCGAGGTCTCGATTACTGTGCCTGTCTCGGTGTTGGAATATGCGTTGCCAGGAAAGTTCCGTGGTTTTATTAACATTGTGACCGCAGGCAAGGTGGCAGTCGAACCTGCAAAGTTAAGGTCAGGAATAATCCGTTTAGTCAGAATGAACTGATCCCCGTCTACTAGGTCAAAGTCTGATGAGGCAATAAAAGAAGTCATTGCCGTTGTGCCATCGTTTAAACCCTGTTCATGGTTATAGATAATGCTGTCGGCAGTCATTGCGGTCTGGACTACGAGCTGGGAGATATTGACGGTATAAGTGCCTACCCCGCCTGTACCCGTGCCAAAGGCAGTAATCTTAGTTCCTGTAGCCACGCCAGTACCCGTAATGACTGAGCCTACTTGCAGGGTTCCTGTGGATATTGCAGTCACATTTAGGGTTGTGCCGCCTGACATAGCCCCTGTGAAGTAGGTTGCAGTTAGTGCTTGGGGGTATTCTCTTAAAGACGAGTCTGACCACGCAGTGCGGTCTATTGTGCCGTAGTACCAAATCTTTTCTAAGTGGTTATAGATGACATAGGCATTATTAACCTGACTATTAGCCGTTGGGTAGAACCACCAGACTTCATTCCAGCCTTCGTTTGTTCCTGAGATAATCTGGTCGGCTTGATCGTAGTTAAGGTTCTCAAATACGTGATTTCTTAGGGTACATGGTAGGGTCTCTACCCGCCCGCCATAGGCATAGAACTTATCATGCCCCATCCAATAAGCCGTGTTATTAACAGTAACGACCGCCCTTGGGCTAAGGATTGAAATATTATCGGCAAGCTCTGAGAGGCTAAAGACGTCCGTTGTACCCACAAACTGCAAGGAATTAAGGGTTCCCTCTGTATATACAAGGATCTCCTGTCGAGTTGCGATAGCACAGACTATGGCAGAACCACGAGAAACTCGTAAGAATCCTGCTGAATTAGTAACTAGCGGAGTCCAAAAATTGGGTTGATCTTGGGTTGCCCAGCGAATTAATAAGGGGTCAAACGCACCTCCCCCAAATGGAGTAGCACCAAAACAAAGTAGGTGTTTATCGTTCTGAGAAACTAAGACTTGCGTTGCTTGAGTAGGGACGTCAGCAGGGGCAATACCGTCTATAGTCGTTGTGGCTAAAGGTGTAGCCCTAGTTCCCACACCGCTAGAATACTTCCAATAAAAAATGCTCCCATCACGGATATTAGCCACTAGGTCATCGTCAAAGTTTTGTAAGAACCAATCCCGTTGTGGTGCATAAACAGGCGTAGCTGACCCTAAACCCCAGCCAACTGTACCCCATGTACCTGAACCCCAACCGTATCCAGCAACACCGCCATCATTTCCTATATTGATTTGAAAGGCTGCGGTAATAGCAGAACCACCACCTGAAGTCGAGGATGAGGCTGCTGTGGCTGCTGTAATAGTAAAGGAGTTAGAGTCAACAAAAGCAATAATAAACTCAGTATTTAAGTTTGGCGCAGTAATCCCGCCAACCGCTACTGCACCCGAAAATGTGACATAAGAACCATCCGTAGCACCATGACCTGAAATAGTTACCGTAACCGTTTTAGAGCCGTTAACCGTGGTAAAGCAGTTGTCTGTAGCCGTAGTAGTAAAAGTCTGCCGTATTGGGGTAATGTCGTATAAGGTCTGACCTGCTTCTATATATAGTTTTCTAGACGTTCCAAGAGCTAGATAGTTATCCGCAGCGGTCGTGATCCAATTAAAGACTTGCCGACAGGTTCCCACCACAGTAAATAAACCATAACGAAGCCAGCCGCCCATTTTTTGAGGATAGCCTGAGCGAAAGCGGATTTTGTCGCACTCAAAGAACCCACCCTCATTGGTGTAGTTAGTCTGATCTCTGTTTAATCCTGGTTTAAATTGTAGTTTCTGCAATGGCATACGGGTTTACCCTAGGATAAGAACAATGCTCGTTCATCGTTTCTACGAGTAACTAAGCCTTTCAGTACTTTACCCCCAGCGAGCGTATATTTCAAGAACTCTTCTGCTGCTTCTTCCATCTCGCCCCGAAGAACCTTTTGACGGAGGGTGCTGCGCTGTAGTGTTCCCAGACCAACATTGAAAGCAAAACTAACAAGAGAATCGAACTGACCTTGAGTGAGCTTAACGGGACAGTAGCGTTCAACACCTCGCTCAAAGCGATTAAGATCGTCTCTAAGAATGTCATCTACTTCCTCCATCAAAAAGGTACGGTCATCTTTGTATTCTAGTGGGTAGGCATCCCGTTCGTCTATTTTCAAAGCACCTTGCCGTGGATAGAGTACATGACCAATACCAATCGTCCACAATTTTGCGGGGCAGCGATAAGGACGCTGGCGTACACCTTCATGGTGTTTAATCATTTTGATTGCTTTATCGCTTACTTTCATCTCTTACTAAATGCCTGAGTCCCGAACCAGAAAGCAATAATGGACGCCAAAATCTGCATTTCGTCTGCATCAAACACCATTGGGATAGCCTCGGCAAACGCAGCGCCAGATGACCACGCCCACCATATAGAAGCGATGTCTACGATGATTAAGAGGAGAACAAACAGGTAGGTCACGACTGGACGCACCGAAGCACGAAGGTTAATAATCCACTGAGAAGCGCCCTTACCAATCTCAATGTCGTGGGCATACATAGCCGTACGCTCTTGGGCTTGGGTCTCCATCTGGACTTGTTCTGTCCTGATCTCTTCAATACGGGCTTGGGCAATATAGCCCGCCTCTAGCATCTTAAGCTCTCGCTCCATCTGCATCTGAGCCATAGCCATTTCATGCTTCTTATCCGAGCTGTCTTGGAAAAAGTCCAGTAGTTTAGGCAGTCCCCCCATCAGGAAGGACAGTGCTGTGGATATTAAAGTGAACATTATTATCTCCCTATAGCGGTTTCGTTATCGCCTTTGCGAACAACAACTTTATCGCCATCTACTGCAACAGTCATTGGATCACGATCAGCCATCTTATCTAGGCGAGAAATCAGTTCTTTCATAATCTCAAACTCAGGTCTGTCTTGCTTGGGAGTGGCACCAGCAACACCGTTAAGCATTGAGATTAGGGCGGTTAAAGACGCACCAAGTAGCCCCATAACGGCAGCCATCTTAGATTCTTCAAGAACTATAGAAGCACCTACGCCAATAACGACAATAAAAGTAATGTAGAAAAGACCTTGTTTGCCAATGTATTTACCAGCAACTTCTTTGGCGGTTTCATGTTCGTTCATTTTTTACTCCCCCATACAATAAAATAAGCAATCCAACCTGCTGCCAGAAAGCACCAGAACTGCACCCACTTAACCTTTTCTAACTCCGCATCAAAGTACTTGCGGTCTTCCTTCTCTAGCCGTTCAATCTCGGTCTTGATGTCTATTAGCTTTTGCCACTCCTTCGTGCCATGCTGCTTGATAAAGTCAATCCGTAATTGGTATTCCTCGTCCGAAATCTTCTTTCGGTGTTTGTATTCTTCAAGGGCTTTAAATATCGCCCGTTCTTTCCTAAACTCTGCTTCTCTGCGCTCACGAATCTTGGCATTTGCCCGTTCCTTCGCTACATCTACTGCTTCCTTCTGTACTTCCTCAATGTTCTTGCCAATCTCTCGCCCAGCTTCTCGACCAGTCTTAATCCCTTCGCTGATGCCCTTTGCACCTGCTGACAAACCCAGATCGTCTGACATAAATCAATTTAGAACACCTTTCCGCCAGCGGCTGGAACTGAAGTTGCATGAATAGAGATATGCTGTCTTAGGTTTAAAGGAGTGTTGCAGTCTGAGCAGGTATCTGCCTCTAGCTCGGCTTTATCTAAGTCGTAACCACAGGCTGCACAAACAACCTCGACCTCATGGGCAGGTTCAATCAACCCACCCTCTAAGTTTCTAGCTTCTACAAATTGTTTCATGTTAACCCCATTTCTTTACGGATCTTGGTTGCGGATATATCGGTTACTGATTTATCAAAGGTTTCCTGCTCAATCTTGTAGCCAACGTCACGCCCGTAGGTAATGTTGGTAATGTTAGGAACGACTTGAATCTCGTATTGCCCTTGGAAAAGTGGGTCTAAGTCTCTCTTAATATTGCTCTTCACTTGCTCAATAGCAAACGGGTTACTGCCCTGCCAGCCCTGACAATCACGAATTTGGATAACTACTTGACCTGTTTTGGCAATGGCACGTTCAAACAAGGCTCTATGACCTGAATGCCACGGTTGCCATCTGCCCAGCATCTGTACTGTTTCAGATTGCCAGTTAAAGACTGGGCGTCTGCGGTTCTCAATAATGTGGTTGCCGATGAACTCAGCCCACTTCTCGCAGTTCTGCTCCGTGACACGGAAGTCATAGACTGTTGGTGGGATAAAGGCTTTGTTAGTATCTTCGTACCTGCCAGCATCAATCGTGTCCATCCAGACAGTCCAGTCGGCTTTGAAGTTATTACGCATCTCTACAAGGGGTGCTACAAAGTCGCAGATAACATAATCACCGCCAGCCTCTAATGCAAACTGAGCCATGCGTAGGGATTGCCGGATTCTGCCTTCATTGGAGAAATCCCAATCGTTGTACTTCTTACGCACCTCGTCTGCATTGAACCAATTAACTTGTGCGTTAAATCCAGTAAAGGATTCTCCGTAATCTTTGCGAGTACCATTTATTTCTAAATACTTCTTTAGGGCTTGGGCTAAGTAAGTCTTACCAGAGCCAGGTAAACCCATAATCAGTATTTTCTTCATAGGAGAGCATCCAATTCATCGTGAGTAGTACAGGCATCAATAGCAGCTTGCTTGGGTGCAACAGCATCTTTAGCAGCTTGTAGGGCTACTGGGTCATAAGTAGACGGATCATTAGCTTGCTGTCTAAAAAGCATATTAAATGCCATTTGTGCGTTTTGTTTCATTTCATTTTTGCGTTCATCTACAGTTACATCAACAACGCCATAAACAGCTTCTACAGGATCTTTGGTCAAATCCCAAGTGTGACCTGTGTAGTATTGACGATGTGGAATAATCGTAGGCTTTATCTCAATTGCATTTCTCCAGCCTGGTCTGTTGTCTGGTGGTGTATCCCAACAATCTTTAACCTCACCATTTTCAATTCGTACATATAAACTCATGCTATCCTCCTAATTTTATTTGCTTGGCTGTTTAATTCTTTTGCTATTTTGTTAAAAGGTGCTTCCCAATTACCAAATGTTTCTTGACGAATTAATTTCATGCTGTCGTAATAAGGGGTTTTTTCACCATCAATAGCATACAAGAAATAAGGCATTACTGGGGTTACTACCCATGTAGGTACTCCCATAGCAGCAGATAAATGACTTACAGATGTACAGGCACTAATAACTAAGTCACAAGAAGCTACAGCATTGCGTGTATCTTCCCAAGTGTCTAATGGTACAGTTTTTACCCAAGACGGTGTTGCATCAACTCCTTCATCTCGTTGTAACGAAATAAATTCTGCGTCTGCATCTTTTACAGCATTAAACATTAGCTCATAAGGAAACTTTTTATGGTGCTCATGCTCAAATTGTGAGTTGCCTTGCCAACGCAAACCAATGCGTTTTTTATAGCTTTTTATAGCAGATGGTTTGGTTAGGTATGGCGTTCCTTATAGGTCTGATAATTCAAA